AGTCGTTTCCACCGCGATGTTTCTACTCAAGGAGACTCCTTGTGTCGGAGAAAAAATCCTACTCAAGAGATTTTGACGTGTCCTACTCAAGAGAAAAACCTGTGCCCTACTCAAGAGAATCTGCGCCTCTCTACTCAAGGCATTTTGTGTAGGTCTACTCAAGAGCGGCCTCCTTAATCTCTCTGTACTTTATAGCGATCGGCTCAGCGTATCGCATGAACTCTTGCTTAGTTTCTTTTGACCAGGCTTGGTGTTTGCTTCTGTTGGCGAACCATTGGCTAACCTTGATCAGCGGCCACATGAACGGCTTACGTTCACTTGGTACGCTAGTCGTTATGGGGTCTGGCAGCATCTCTGCCCATAGCATGACCTGTCTAACTACACTAGGCTCGCCTGTGCTTAACTTGTGTTGGTGTGCAGCGACTCTTTCTAGTCGCTTGCCTTGTTCGTCAGTAAGGCCAGCTGTATCTAATAGCTTGGCTATGTCTTGGCCGGATGCTCTGGCCTCTGCGATAATAACGCCTGCCTTAGCTGCTAGTCCTATGACTTCGCCTACCGCTTCTAAGGTGTGCTGACGCTTGTTTGCTAACTCTTTGACTACTTGTTTTAATGTTTGCATTTCATACCTTTCATTAGTGCGGCACTGTTAAATTTAGGCGTTTCACGACGCCGCTTGTCGTGATGCTTCCTTGCTCGTAAGTCGTATGCCTCACGGGCCTTTTGGCTTTTCTGTGATCGCACTGGTAAGCCCAGCCGATCGGTGACTCCCATGACTCTTTTGCTGAACGCCTGCTTAGTTATTTTATGCTGCTTGGCTAGCTGGGTCATAGATGCAGTCGACCTGTTTAGGACTACTGAGAGCACGCTTTGCTCTAACGTGTCGGTCATGTTTTGTACCGCAGGATGCTCAGGCGCTTTTGTTATAAGATAATTAAAGACTTGTGCCGTTAGGGCTACGGACGAAGTGGTGACAGTAATCCGCAACTCAGAGCACGCTTCCCAGATTAGATCTACTATGCCGTCAATCCGCTTGCTGACATGGGTAGTACCGCATGGCAGCCGTTCAATTACTTCTTGATCTATCATATTAGATTACTACTCCGTTTTGTAGCGCTTGGTGCAGTAATGTTTTGACCGTCTGCATTAGTGCAATAATTAGGCCTAAAGGCCTATTATTACTGCACCAACATGCTACCCAATACTGCACTAGTGCAATAAGGGTTACTGCACTAACTTTAAAAGGGTTCATTTGTCACCTTTTTGCTGAATAAACCGTCGCTAGATTCCTCAATAAATCCGTCATCCTTAGCCTGCTTAATTCGGGACTTAGCCTGCCGTTCCTGCAACCCAGTTACCTTCTGCACATAGGCTACCACTTGGCTGTATTTAGCCCCTTCGGGTAGCTTGCCCCAATCGATCGCGCTGGCTTTACGACCCACGGTCTTTTCAGGTGCGCTTGATTCGATCCACGCCAGCCCCACTTGCGAATGCTTTAGGTGAACACACGGCTGGACGTTAGAAGCTATAAAATCGCTCGCAGTGCGGTTAGGACGCAACCCAGACCGCTTTCCGCGCTTGGTCACCTCCAACTTGTAGGTGTACGTGCCTTCCTCATCCTGGCCGCAAGGAGCTAGGGTTAATACGCTCCGCGCCCAGTTCGTCAGCTCTGACGATCCAAATCCGCTGTAGGCTTTATCATGGCCCTGATACCCGCTGCCGTCCCTTGTTGGCTTAGGCGTGTGGTGCATTAGCATCCACGCAAAGCCACCGGCTAGTGCCAAGGGGTTAAGCAAATTGCGAAGGAATCCGCCGGCCGTCTCTTGGCTGGATAGATCGCCACCGATGAACGCCAGCAACGGATCTACCCAGGCTAAATGCGGTTTATGTCTCTCTGCTAATCTGCGCATTCGATCCACAAACCGTTCACCAGTAGAGGTGCAATCACGCACGATGACTATGTTTTCTTTAACCAACTGCAACTCCTCTGGCGTTAAGTCTAACGCCTTGAGAATACCCTGTAGCGCCTCTGCCACGTCGCCCTCATCGTTCTCGGCCTGTACGATTAGCGACTTCAACGGCTTGCCATGTGGCGATATGCCAAACAGATCACGCCCGCATGCCCACGTGATCGCCGCTTGTAAGCACAGCACTGACTTACCCAACCCGCTACTACCCACCCACAGCGCTGATCCACCCCGGCAGATCCAGCGCTTGCCTAGCAACTGCGTTGGATCGCAATCCTCTTTGAAATTTACCAGATCCTCCCACTTATACGGCTCGGGCAGATCGCCATACATTGTGCGCTCCTGCCATTCGATGTAGGTCAGCGTCGGTGCGCCACACTCGACCAACTCCTGCTGCTGGCCTGTTGCGGTACGCATGGCCCCTGGCAACCGAGACAACCGGCCGGCGTCCTTGTTGGCAGAGTCAGGCTTTGAGTGCTCTAGGTGCTTGTAAATAAAATCTACACGCTCGGCAAACTCCTTGGCATTAGCCGCCCTTACGTCCACCCACGCATGCAGGCTCCGGGCACCGCTCTTAATAATCGACGACGTAGGCAATCCACTGCGCTTAATAATCGCCCACTGCTCCTGCAGCGTGCTTTCATCAAACTCAATTAAGCAGTGGCGGAACTTGGTGATCGATTCGGCTTTGCGGTTCTTACCGTTGTTAGCGTTAATTGAGACGTAGACGCCCACTGCATCGCCTTGCCACGTTGCCAACCCGTCGCCTTTAAACAGCTCAAGCCATTCCTCACGAGTGCGAGTCTCGCCAGCACCGTCTGGCCGCTCGCGGTCGCCGTCCTTAATCGATCGGCAGATATTGATACTATCACCCACGTCGAAGCAGGTGGTTAGGAACTTGTCGACCGGCCCACTTTCCACGCTGATCGGCATGGGTGGCACCGGCAGATCCTCCCGCACGATCGCCCCGTTCTGGTAGCCATACTTGGCTTTTGGCCTCCACGCCTCCCTGGCTGGCTTGCTGTAAGCGGATTTTACAGCTGCTACGCATTCATTCTGCGTTAGTCCATTCTTAAAGCCCCATATCTCGGCCTCTGACTCCGCATCAAACTGCGACAACCCCTGATCACGGAATTGCAGCGCCATGCGGAACAGTTGCGTGTTGCGCTCACCTTCCGGCGCCCCGTTGTGGTAAACGGCCTCGGTAGCTGGAGGCAGTGTAATCACCGCTTGCACATTTCTAGTAGTGCCTTCTTAAACACGTACTCGATGACTGCTTCCCGATCATGCTTTAAAGCGATTAACCCAAGCCGATAGAGCTGGTCGCCCGTTTCATCGCTCATCTCGATATCCACCTTCACGTACTTGGTTCGGTCAGGTCGTGATTTGCCAAACTTAATTTCACCCAAATGTTTCATTTGCGTTTTCTCCTTTTGCGGGGTTTGACTTCTTTCCAGACGTTAAAGTCTTTGTCGCACTCAACAGACCAAAGCATCAGTTTCTGATAGAGCGATCCGGCTAAGCCCCAGCGGCACAAAGTCCTGCTAACCAGATCTCCTAACCAGTATAGAATCCACGATAACGCCCTCATTTTTTCTTCTCCAAATCTCGCTTCTGGTACACCTTTGCCCGCTTCAGCATCTCCTTGGCAATGTGCAGCGCCAAATCGAGGCGGCAGCGAGTTACGACCACACGGCCGTCGGCTAGGCTTTTCTTTGCCCGCTCAAGGATTTCGATTTGCCAGGTTAAACGCTTTACGCTCATAAGATTTCGTAATTCTGCATTAAAGGAATGTCGTAAGCGCAATGATTGCGAAAATCTTGAATTTGCATCATTGTTGTATGCAAACTTTCGGGATCGACGTTGTCCCTAATTACCGCGTGATGAAAAGCAACCATCCAAAAAAGCCCTGCTCCCATCACTTTAATTCTCTCAACTTCACTTGAACATACAGTCATGGCAAATCCATGCTCATTCTCAAAAGCATCTAATGCCCCATCACCAGGCGTAAATAGGCAGGAATGACTTGTCCCGCGCACATAAGCTAAAGACACATTCACCACTGCCCCATTCCCCAGCGCATGCGATTGGCGCGGGCCTCTCGCACACAGTTGGCGTACTGCTCTGGCGTATAAGTACCGATGACGCGGGCGGAAAACATGGTCAACAGTTCCTGCAGGCTCATAGCACCGCTTTCGGTAGCGGCCCTGCCAGTTTGTAGTGGTACTTGCGGGCGTCGTATTCCAGCGGATAACCAAAGAAGTCACGCAGCAGATCGATGTCCCGCTGAATCGTTTTGTAGCTACATTCAAGCTCTACGCCCAACCGGGCAGAGCTGGGCAGGCACAAATCCCGGCGCAACTTGCCAACGATCACGCCAAGCCGGCGGAACGTCGGCCGTGTATCGCCAAGGCCAGCAGCCCGATTGCGTTTTGACGCGAACGTGGCGGCTTTCGTGTTCATTCCCGAATCTCCACGGTTGCCACCTTGGGCAATCGCATCCAATTAAATTGCTTCTCACTTGCGGCAAATACATCAACTACCGGCAATTTCCCTCGGCTTGCTTTTTTGCTTTTAACGGCTGTGCCCGTATCGACTGCCTTCCATTCCCAAGCTGTTCCAATAAGCCGAATCTTTCGCCCTAGCGGAATGATGTCTGGGTCGACGGCGCAGTGACGGCCAGCACGCAGGCGTGTGCCAGTGCTCGATTGATAACGACTGCTCCACTCATCTTCACCCGGCCAGTAACCAGTAATCCGCACCTTAATTTTCTTTACGTCGATCTTCTTAGCGATCGGGCGCAAATCGATCAGTGCGTTGCCTAGCTTGCTAGTGCTAAACCCAAACAGCGCAAGGATAGAAAGCAGCATCCTCATAGCCCACTCCTTATCCGATCGATCAGATCATTTTCACGTGCCTCGCTAGCCGCCAGCGCTGCCTTGGCCTCCGCTAACTGCCGGGAAAGCGATCGCACTCGGTTTAGCAACTGGTCGTGGGTGGTTTCCTCTGGCAGCACCTCAATCATTCTGCACCTCACGCGGGTCGTACTTCTTAAGCCAGCGCCACACTTTGCAGATGGACGTGAACGCCTCGAACGCAAAGCAGACCTGTTCAGCCGTGTATTTGACCTCTGCCAACTGCCCCGTCAGTGGATCGATTAGTACGTTCCGGCATGCCATGCCCTCGTCCGTGAAAGCGTACGCATAGGCACTGAGCTGAAGCAGATCGGTTTCATAGCCTGCCGCCTTGCCGTTCTTAAATTTGCGTGTCTTGAAATCTACCACCTCAATCTCGCCGTTCATGTCGCAAATAAGATCCACCCGGCCTGCGTATCCTTCAGCTTCATTCACCATTACTGATTCGCTGGCGTGCACTTTTGTGACGTCTTTGTGCCATTCCTTTAGCGATGCAAAGTGAGGCTCGTATCCTTTCACAAGCTCACCCGGCTCCTCGCCGTTTATTATGATTTCAGCTAGGGAATGAATCTGCGTGCCTCTTATGGCAGCGGCCTCCACTTCCTTTCTGCTGTCCAGTACCACCCGCTTGGCAAAGTCACTGTCTGCCTCGCCATCGTTCCGTGGTAACGACAAAGCGGATAGAATCGCCTGCTCCTCTTTCCAATTCATTAGCCCCTGTTTACTAGGGCCAGCGGCTCCGAGGATTGTGGTCACCGACGGAAACGCCCCCACCTTGCGGGCAGATCGCAGATCTCCGTGGCACGACTCACCCGACTTTAGGTAGTAGTGCGCCGATTCCGTTTTAGCGGTGACGATGATCGGTGCCATCAGTTCCACCTTCCGATTGCGTGCATGAGTTGCAGCCCCAGCGCGACGGCTACCAGCGGCAGCATTATTTGAATTACGATTGATAGGATTTCCATAAAATCTTTCTGGCTAGGGTGGGAATTGCCCACCCCAGCCAAATGGCTAGAACGGGACGGGGTTGCCGTCGTGATCTAACTCGGTTGCGGTTGTTGCGCCGTTGCGGTTTATTTTCCGCACGAACGCCTTATCCACGGTCACCTTCTTCGCGCCGGCTGGCAGTACCGCCTGCACGTTCGCATAGGTAGATCCGTCACGCTCCACGTGCACCACAAGGATAGTGCACGGCTTACCTATCAGCGTTTCCAGATCCAGATTCTGCGGTGGCGCTTTCTTGGCGTAAGATTTGAGATCTTTAAAGAGCGCTGCCTTTTCGTGCAGGCTCAAGCCATAACGCCGGCCGATGGTAAACGGGCGGCCGTCCTCCATCTTGTCAGCGCTTTGCCACACCAAGCGGATCTGGTGTTTCTTTCCGTACTGCGTTTCTACTTCGCCCAGATCCTCAACGTCGCAGAACACTGCGTCGTGCGATCCTTCGGGCATTGGGGTGTATGTGCCACCCCGACTAGCTACTATTGGCATACTAGGATTTCCTTTCTTTGTTTTTGTTTCTTGGTTTTGCTTTGACTATTCGTCATCGCAAAAATCGTTGTTTCGGTGCGGTTGGTTTAGGGTTTGAAATTCACGATCCGTTACGTGCCAAGCGATCTCATGCTTGCGGGCCAAATCCTTGGCTTGCTGCACCTCGCCACGGTTCAGCGCTTTCACCACTCGCTCGGCTGAGTTGCGGCAGGCCATCACTTCAATGTTTTCAATCAGGCGGAATTTTGTTAGGTCGGTCATAATTAGCCCCTGCGGTTGTTCCCGTAGTAATCACAGAAGCGCCGAAACTCGTAATCGGAATCAGCCTTCTCGCGTTCATAGACTTCGTTTTCGTAGTCAGGCTTCTCGTTTTCAAATTCAGTCGGTTCTTTTGGTTCGCTCATTTTTTCTCCTTCATCGACAGGCGGAATGACCTGGCGGTCATCGCAACCGCTTCCTGCGTGATGCACTTGGTCGTAAAGCGCCAGATGCGCCAGCCCAGATCGGCGGCTGCACGGTACTTTTCGCAATCCTTGACCATTCCCATTCCACGGCCGTGACGGCCTCCGAACGGCAGGAACGCCCCGCCATCCAGCTCGATCGCACAGCGGGCGGTTTTGCAGGCAAAGTCAAAGCGCCATTTGCGGGTAGGGTGAAAGGTGTGCTCGGCCACTAGCTCCG